GCCTGAGAAATTGTTCGGCCAGAGTGCCACGGATTAGCCCCAAACGGTTTCAATATGCCCCATGAACGTGGTGGAAGCGGCGACAGCGCCGCCCGCAATCAGGATAAAGCCGAGGCACGCGCCGTCTGGAATGATCGGAAGCGACGGGATTTGACTGAGCATATCCTTGTTGTGGTAGAGCGAGACGACGCCGATTGGGATTTCCATGAGCGGCTTGCAAAGCACCAGAGCGCCCGTGCCGGTGTTCGCCGCCGAGAACGTAACGCTAGCGACGTTGCGCACGCCGTAATCGCCCGAGGCGAGCGGGAGAAATGGCCCGTAATTGTTTGCAGCGATGCCGCTGTGCGAGATGTGCCCGACGATTGCGGAAGCGGTCATTGCCACTGTTACGGGCATCGTGTTGCCCGTGTTGCCCGATTGGTCAGTGTAGGAGATTGAAATGTTTTGCGCAGTCGCGCCCGCCGCCGACGTTTGCACCCAGTAAAGGCGGCAACCTTCGCCGTTCGTGGCACGAAGCGATGGCGTGCCGGAGAGCGTTTGCGCTGACAGCGTATTGTTTGAGACGGTATTCCAGTATCCCTCAATATCTACGAGCAAGAGCGTTGCAGGAACGCCGGTCGCCGCCGTCGTAATCGCGCCCATGTTCAGCAGATTCTTAATGCTCGTTGAAACGTCGCCGCCGTGACGAATGCCGAAAATCTGAGTGCCGTTGCCGGTCGATTCGTCGCACTCGCGGAACGTCAACGCCGTGCCCGCCCACGCATTTGCAATGGGCGAGCCTGCGAGCGCCGTCATGTCATACGAGCGCCCAGCCGTGTATGCGCTCGCGCCCGTGATCTTGTTAAACTCGGAGCGCCAGCGTTGGCCGGCAGTCAACGAAGAGACGAGGGAATTGATTGAGGTGATAGCCATTGTTTTTCGTGGTTAAATTGCGTTAGCCCCAAACGAATGAGGCGGTGCCGAACGTCGCCACGGTTCGCGCTGAACCGTTGGGCATATAGAAAAAGCCGAGGTGCGCCCCGTCGTAGATGCGCGGGAAGTTGAAACTGTCCTGCGTGCAAAAGCATTTCTCGCTGAAAATGGTCTGCGTGATAGCAGCAATCCCGCCATTCCAGTCCGTCCGCGCAATCGGGCGCAAAAGATAGATGCACCACAAGCCGCCGGGGGCCGTCGTAAATGTCAGGTCGTCAATCCGTTTTATGCCGCGCCCTTGGTCTGGCAGGTAAAGGCAACCCGTCGATGACGTTCCCGCCGTCGCTTGCGTCCATGCGGATTTCCCGAGGCCGTCAAGCGTAGTATAAGCGGTCATCGTCCGTGCTACGTCGTCCGCGTCCGTGTAATCAATCGTCGCCAAACATCCAGCCGTGATGCCTGGCGCAACGTGATTGACTAGGACCGCCCGCACGCCAACGCCGTCCGAGTAGCGCGGAAGGCTCGCGCTGTTGTCCATTAGCTGAGCGTCTGTGTTGTCCCCGTCAATTAGCGGGTAAACGGCTAGGAGGTCATACATCTCGTAACTCGCGTTAAGCTGCCCGACGCCGCCCGCTGTGATGTAAACGCGCAGTCCTACGAGGTGCCGCGTCTGTCCCGATGCCACGGACGGGAAGAAAATCGCGTCATTGCGCGCCGCAGTGATAGGCGTAAGCGTTAGCGCGTTTCCGATTCGTGCGTCGTATGCCGGTTGTCCTGACGCATACGCCCAATCCTGCCACTGACCGTCACCAGCCAAGCCCGCGTTCTTTAGGAAACGCTGAGAATGGAAACGGCCCGACGTGATAGCGTCGGAAACGTCCTTTGGCGTGGTGATCGGCACGGACTTGGATTAGTCAACCGTAGCGGCGAGGGTGCCCGCGTTGAAGAGCGGGGTAATGCCCGCGCTGATTGAGCGCGAGGCGTCAAGCGCGCCCGATACGATGATTTGACCGGCGCCGCTAGACGCGGAACCGATGGAAAAATAAGTAACGGTCGCGCTGCCCGACGTGCATTCTCCGAATTGCACCGTTGCAACATTGGAGATGGTCGCGGACGAACGGGACCAACCGGAACCGGAGCGAGCAACGGCAACGCGGGCATAGCCGGTATATGCGGCCTCGCTCGTGGTCTGGTCGCCTGCCTCGCCGGGGTCGGCGGTGTGAAGCGCGATGTAGAAACTGCCAGCGGTCGTGCTGTTTTGCAGACCGCCCGCGTCACCGACGCCGGCCCAGTCGGTGTTGAGAAATAACAGGTCGAGAAGAGCGGCTTCCGCCGCGTTTGACATACTCATGGCTTAGTTTGGTTTAATTTTTGATTGAGATTAGAGCGGAAGCGAAAGCGTCACGGCGTTGCACGAGATGCGGGCGCCGTCCTGAATTTCGAGATTCGAGAGGCTGAGAAACGCGCCCGAGTTGCGCACGTCGCCGTCGATTAGCGGTTCGCCGTCAACGTCAACACAGCGACACCACGAGGCAAAACCGCTGGCGATTGCCTCGGCGGATTGCAGCGGCTGCGAAACGATAACGCCGTCCCGCGCAGGGTTAAAAGCGGGCGTGTCGAATCCGAGCGCGGCGAGTAGCTTGCCTGTTGGCGCGTCACTCGGAGACGCGGGTTGCTCGCCCGAATAGATGCGCAGTTCGCCACCGCTAAAGAGCGGCGCGATTGCAGCGTCTAGCGCGGCGTCACGAACGTAAGCGGCTGTTTTCGTAGCCATCGCCTTATTCCTCCACTACGCCAGAGATTCGGCCCTTTTCGTCGTGAACTAGCTTTTTATTCCCGCCCTTTGGCAACGTCACGTTGACGATAGGCGCGGCCATGTGAAAGGCGGCGGGCGCAACGTGAACGGCGGGAGTCTGGACGTTGATCGGCGGCTGCGTGATGTGAATAGCAGGCGGTGCGATGTTGATAACGGGCGCCGTCTGCTTGGAAAGCGCGGCCATGATCTGCGAATGTTGCTCGCGTGACTGAGCGCGGTCCTCGGCGCGTGAGGCTTGCGCGTCTGGCGTTTTCGGCGCGTTGCCTTCCGCTTCCGCGTTGGCTTCGATTATCGCCGCGTTGCTCATGGCGTCACCGGGTTGCGCGAGCGTGCCGAGTTCGTCGGGCGTTACCTCAATCCCGTTATGGCTCCACTTCTTCGCGGTCTGCTTCTTCTCGTAAACGTAGCGCGCTTGCTGATTGAGCACGTCCTTTGACCGCATACCGGCGCGGCGGTGAACGTTGCTCATGGAGTCGCCACCAGAGCGCACAAGTTCCATATCAACCTTGGCCGCGCCACGGTCCACAATGAACTCAGGCGGCGGCGTGATGTTCCATTTCAGAAACTCTTTATTTACCGGCAACATCCCGAGCTTCGTGAACTTTGCGATGCGGTAGCGGGTCGCACGTTGGACGGCGGGCCGCATATCCTCAAAGCAGTTTAGAATCGAGGTATTGATTTGGTCTTGAAAGGCGCGAGTCGCAGCGCCCGCGAGCGCGGACGGGTCGAGCATTTCGAGACGCCAGCCAATAGCCGCGATGGATGACGCGAGCATACGCATATCGTAGTTCATCCATTGGTCAGACGGAACTTCCGAGCTATGCGCGGTCAACTCGCCCTTGTTCTTTACGAAGCGCATCCCGCCGCGTTCGATGACTTCGGGGTTAGCCCCGGCGCGGCTCTGCGGAGTCGCGGGCGGATTCAACATTGCGTTGATCGGGTCTTGCCGCCCCGTCTCGTTCTTCTCAATCAGCGTGAGTTTGCTGTGGATGATCTGTTGGTCGAGTTGGCACGTCCTCGCCAAGTCAACGCCGAGCAAGTCAAGCAGCGCGGGCGCAATCTGAGGAATCGGGCGACCTTCCGAGAACCAACGAGGCGCGGCGACGTGAATCATGTCACGCGCAGACACGTCCTCGTCTTCGTCTGGCGTTGCGCCTAGGACACGATAAGCAACCTCGGCGCCTGCCTTGTTATAGATGATGCCGTTGACGATCTTTAGGCCAACGTAAGGCGTGCTTACTTGGTCGATGCTGCCGCCCTCGGTGCGAATCGTAGTCCAAGCGTCATCACTCGTGACGTAAGCGGTGCCGAACGTGCGCTGCCCGATGCGATGAGCCTCCAACGGTTGCAGGAGGGGCCAACCGCTAGGGCTTTCCGTGAGGAGCACGAAGAATCCGCCGTCCGGTCCGGCGCTCAACACGCCGAGACGCCAGAGCGTGCGCCAATCGTAGCGCGGGCCACGTGTGCAGCAGACCGAGTTCGTGTCCTCAAGCAGTTCCTCGGCTTGTTCGCCGTAGGCCGAATCCTGCCCCGTGAAATACGGGCGCCAATGCGAGCCGGAAACGTAGTCCGCCTTTTGGGATAGCGCCGCGCTCAGGATGCCACGCGAACCGATTGACCGAGACTCAGAGACAAGCGAGCGCCAACGGTTCGGCGCAAGGTTTGAGATATAATCGTCAAACATGTTCGCTTGCGGCGGGCGCAAACGCATATCGTCTTGCGTGCGCTCGTAAAGCCCTCCGCGAGCGCCGCCAAAATAGACAGCGGGATTGCCGAAAGCGTCAAGAATGGTCGCGGGCATGGTCGGAAAGAATCAGCACGGCGCGATAATGGCCGAATTGGTCGGAGCGGAGAATGGGAATTGGCCGGGGTCGATGTAGGCCAACGCCTGCTGAATCGCCATTTGCCACTCGTCAAGGGACCAATCTCCGCGAGGTCCGAACGTGTATGACTGCCCGTTGACCGTGCTCTGAACCAACCGCGAGCCCGACGTGATGCGCGCCGCCTTGTATCGGGCAAGCTCCGTCAGCATCTCGGCCCGCGTGAAGCCGAAATATGGGCCTGCCGGGACGACTTCTAAGGTTGTGGCCATGCTCTATAATTGCGCGGCTTGTCAAGTTGAGCAGAAAAAGGATTGACGTTTGAAAAATAGTTTTAAGAGTTGGCGCGTTCCCGTTTCGGTTCGCTTCGTCCGCACAGGCAAGCAAAGGACACCGACTCGCAGGCCTTCTTGGACTGGCGGGAAATCTTTTTAATTCTATCGGGAGCGTGGTTCGACTCCACGGGACTAGCGGGCGCTGGGCGGGAATCATCTCCCGCAAGGCGATTGGGCACGGGGTGTCAGCCGCAAGCCGCAAGGCAGGGTGTAGGCGTGCGCTAGTCCGCTCCCGATAGAATTAACCTTCGCTAGCCTCTTCGTCCTTCGTCTCCATCGGGTCGGCGCCAATCAATCCGGCCATTGACGCGAAGATAATCTGCATCGCCTCGCAGTCGCCCGCGTGATCTTGCTTGAACCCGCGCCAAACCCATTTCTCCGTGTTGTCTTTTGCCTCTTCCTTGACCATGTAATGCGCGTCAAGCTCTGTCCAATACCACGCGGGCATGTCCCGCGCCGCCGTGAACAGCGGTTCGTAAAAAGCCGCGTTTGTCGGTTCAGGTTGGCAAACCTCTTTGCGCAAAAGTTGCAGGGAATTTAGCGCGGCGTGTTTCGAGAACAGCACTTCAATCACGCCCGGGTATTGGTTCTGCTGTTCGGTGCCGAGAAACGCATCCATGATGCGCGGCACGTCAAAGACCTTGCGCTTGCCGTCGTCGTGCAAGTAATCGCGCTGATTCTTGTCGCCCATTAGCACCTTCCAGCCATGCCGACAGCACATCCGGCGAACGGTGGTCGAGTTAAAACGCCCGTCAACAAACACGCGCTCCTTCATCACGCCATGCGCTTCGATTAGGTCCGCAAGTTCCGTTTCAGACTTAGGCTTGGCCGCGAACCGTCCGCGAGAGCGTGCGCCTTTCCCCCACATCCGAATAACCAGCACGAAATAATCCTGCTGAACGTCAACGGTTGCGACTCGCCACGGGCGCCCTTCGTTGTCTTTCGACTCGTCGGCCCACTCGTCGCCCATGTTGTAATTGCCGATGGGTTTGACCTTTTCGCCCGCTAGATGCGCGTTCTCGCGCCAAGTCTTTGCCTCTACCTTACGCACAAAATCCTCACGGGGCTTGAGATTGCCTTTCCGCATGGCGCGTGAGGCTTCGATGTTCTCAATTGCGATGTTCGACCAATCGCGAAACGGCAACGCCGGACAGCGGAAGCCGTAAATGTTCCCTTCCGCGTTCTGATTCGTCGCCACGAGCACGCCGCCCGCGTTAAGCGCGGTCCGCGAATGGTCGCTGTTGGGGTGTTGCGTGCCGCAATGCGGGCACTCCAAGCGAACCGTCGCCTTAGTTGCGGAGATTATGCGGTTATTCTCCGCATCGCGCACGTTTGGCCCTGAATCGTAGCGAATCCCGCCCGGTTGTTTGCCGTCGCCTACCTCGGCGGGGAAAAGCTTGCGGCATTCCGGCTTCGTGCAGCGCATATGCCATATTTCCTGCGTGCTTCGCTCCCATAGACGGTCGGAAAAGCTGTTTTCATCTGGTCCGGTCATCATGTGGATTTCACGGAAGCGCGGGAAGTCCTCGCGACGGCGCTGGATTTCGTTTATCCAGCCTGCTTCGTATTCCCACGGCTCGTCCATGAGCACGAGAGACGCGGATTTGCCTTGCCGGTTAATGTCAACGCCCGCCGATAGAAACAAAAGCTGCTCGCCCTGCGGAAGCGTGTAGCGAATCTTCGTCCGCTTGTTCTTGTCCGCGTAGAGAATGGCTGGGGTCAACTCCGTTGCCGTCGTTTTAGCCTTAACGGTAGGCATACAGCGATCAAAAAGCGGGTTGAACTTTTCGTCTGCTACTTGTTCGGCGGTGTCGGAGTTCTTCGCATACCAGAGCGCGGGGACCGGCTCAATCATCTGCATACGAAGCGCGACAAGTTGCCCGATCAGCGTCTTGAAAATCTGCGGTGCGCCTAGAATCACGAACACGCAGCCGGGATTGTCGTCTATCCGGTCAAGGATAGTCCGCACCATTGGATATTCCAAGATTTCGGCAATGCGCGGGAATTGAGGCGCGACAAATCGCTTGCTCCATTCCCAGGTGCTAAGGCGGCGGATGGTCATTTCAATTGTTGCGTATTTTGCAACAGTTCAACAAACGCTTTTTCGCCGTTGCTTAGATAGTCGCCCGTGACAGTTTTTAACTTGTCAACAATCCAATCGGGCAAGGTTAAACCTGCCTGAATAGACGAGGCGCGGGCAAAAGGAACTAGGAAGCGACTAGAAAGCAGTTCGGGTTCTAGTAGTTTTCTTACCTCCTCCGCGCTCAGTTCAGACGTTCGCTTAGAAATCGCAGCCGCGAGCGTGTCCAAGTGCTGATCGGTTGACCGCATGAGCCAAAAGCCCATTGCGAAAAAGATGCGCTCGATTTCATGGCGCGGCAAAAGTTCGCCCTCGTCCATGCCAAGCTTGCGGGCGCGAAGCTGCGCGTCATGGATTGCGCCCTCAAATTTGACTAGGAGGTCCGAATAAAACTTGATGCTTTGCCGGTCGTTCTGCTTGTTCGCCTTTTCCAGCTTGAACGCGGCGAAGTCCCGCGCCTTTGCCAAGTCAGCAAGCGCCGCCTTTGGGTC